GGTGCCTCGGTCTCCTCAGCAGGTGCCTCGGTCTCCTCAGCAGGTGCCTCGGTCTCCTCAGCAGGTGCCTCGGTCTCCTCAGCAGGTGCCTCGGTGTCGCTCTCTTCCTTCGCAAACACGTCGCGAAGCTTTGAAGCAAACGACTTAGGCGCACTCTTGGAGTACTCTTCGTCCATCTTGGTCTCTGGACGCTCTTCCTCGCCAGTCTCTCCTTCAGCTTTGTCCTCAGCTTCGTCCTCTTCCATCCGACTCTGCAAGTAAGAAGTCACTGTGTCCAGCGCCTTCTTGACCTCAGTGTCCGCGTCAGAGAACAGCCAAGTCCCATACTCGTTCGTGAGACTGTTAAGCACGTTGCTCGCATTCTTCTCTACGAGCTCGATGGTCTCGCCAAGTTCCTTGCTCTTCATCATGAGCCAGCCAGGAAGTTCGTTCGCGGGATCATCCACGCCAGACACTTCCGTGATCTCTAGGTTCTCAAGCTTGGTGGCCATCTAAAGAGAAGGTACTCCCTAGAGAGCAGCTGTGTGCAAGATTAAGCAGATGCAAGTTGTGGGAGAGAAGACCGTATGCCGTAGAAGAAGAAGCCACCGATCATTGCATCGTACATTGACGTCACTTTGTTTGGGAGAGTGACGCCGCCTGAGTTTAGAGTGTACATAAGACCAGTGCCCTGGATGGACGTTGTGCCACCGGCAGCATACCCAACTGCGTGCGAGTAAATGATGCTGCCAGCATTAGTTGTGTCAACACCGAATCCGATGTAGTAGTTTCCAGCCTCAAGAAATGTTGACGACACAGAGATGTTCTCCTGTCGCCAGTTGCTTCCGGTACCCGCGAACGCAGTGGACGCTGTTTCCACAATCTTATGACCGCTCTGATCGTAAATGCCCCACTTGTAGTTGCCAGTTAACGCAGTTGCACCGTGGAGGTACTGCCACCTAAGCTTCGCTACTGTGATTGACTTTGGGATTGAGATCAAGTAAGCAACTTGGTGCAAGTCATACGTCGAGCTTAACGTGTAGTTGTCTGACGTGTTCACGCTTATCGCAGGCGGAACGACAGGGTTGACGACGTCACCAGCGCTATACGTAGCAGTTCCGATCGTGGCACTTGACGGTTGTGCGTACCCAATGAACGCCATTGCGCGGCGGTCAGTGATGTCGCTCGCAGCGATAGACGTTGCGCCAGCTGGCACAACGATGTCGGCCAAGTGAAGAGCACTTGTCGGTAGCGCCGGTGCGCCTGTGCGGTTTGTGGCAGTGGCTCCAGCTGATGCTGTTCCAGACACAATGCGAAGGCGCGCAACGTTCAAGCCACTTGAGTCATGGGTGTTGTCCAGCACTTCAAGTACGACAATGTCAACTCGTGGATTCGTTGAGTCAGCAGCAGACACAGTCAAGTTCTGCGTGGTGCTGTCTTGGCGGCAGTAATAGAGGCCCTGGTCTGTCACAGCGTCGCCGCGCACCCACGCTTCTGCCGACCCCGTTGTCTGGACATTCATCCCAGACTGCGCTTGGATTCTGAAGTCGTCGTAGCCCTTCACACCCTCGCCTGTTGGCTGCTCGCCGACTGCTAGCCTGCGAAGGTCAAGCGCGGAGTAGCCTGGTGAGGCACCGGTCCCGCCCTGCGTCATCAGCGGCGGCAGTGTTAAGTCAATGGGATTGGCCATTTGTAGATCTTAAAGCGAGAGTCGCAAAGGCGAGACTTAGTCGCTCGATGGCTCCAACGACTCAGCGAGAGCTTCTAGCGACTCTTCCTCAAGTTCGTTCAAGCCAAACCATTGCTCGTCAAGAAGTCGCTCAATCACAGAACGAATGGCGTCACCAGCTCGAGGCTTGATGTGAACGGTGTAGTGGTCAGGCACGAACATGCCACGAACGTCATTACTCACAAGTCACATCCACTATGTATGTACGCCTGAGCATCTGACTTAATAGTTGCGTGTTGTCTGCAGCAGTAGGCGGCACAGTGATGTCGTATGGGTACGCAAACTCAGCGCGGAATCCATGTTCGTGCTCTACCACATGACCCCAGAGCGAGACGATACCGAATACTGCTCCAGGTGGTGTGCTTGCCCTCGCTTTGCTCTCGTGCTTCCATGCGTGAACGCCACATATGCACTTAATGCCAGGGGGCTCGCTACAAGCACTGAACAAGACGGGGTCCCGGCCGCAAGTAGCTCTAAACGGGACACCCGGAGACCAGACAGCGTCGCGGTCAAGGCTGAGAAGCTCGCCTGCATTGCTTACCCGCCAACTCTTCCACGCGTGTACTGCGTCCATGGGTCTCCTTGCTCTCTGGTGTTGGTCTCCCCGCGGTGCTTCACAGCCATTGGCTCAGGCACCGGAACCTTCTTCAACGAAACGGTGTAGCGCTTAACAGTTCTTCCCACGCGCATTCTGACCACGCTGATTGCGACGCCTAAACCGCACAAGTTCTTTCGACACCTCAGCATCGCGAACTCGAACTGCTTTACCGCCCATCGAATACCCACGCATCTTACCGCTCTTGACGAGTGGCCACGAGTCTTCAGACCAGATGACGCCCATGTACACCGTGTTTGCGGGCAGCGTCACCTTTGCTTTCTCAATCTCTCCAGGTACTTGAAGCTCAGCGTCAACTGGGAACGGCCACTGCATTATTCCGACGATGTCGCCAACGTGTTCTTTGCCGTGCTGCTTCATTAGCTTTCGGTCGCCACTCTTCGCGTAGTCCCACACAGCTTTCTGAAGCTCTACATCATCTGTGAACTCGTCGTGGGCATCAACGGCTCCTGGAGCGTAAAGAACTCCAAGAGTGTACCTGTGCTCGTCAGCAGCTTTACTCATGACACCATACGAAATGCTTTCGCTGCCAGCGTCATCATCAGCTGCTGGAGACTCGCTCTCCCAAGGTGGCGCGCTCGACGAAACCTTCTTCGCGAAGTCACGCATTGCCCCAATCGGGCTATCGTCTCTAAATCTCCAGCTCACTCAATAGACTTTAGCCGCTAGATGCTGCTTGCGATCTTAGTCGCGAATAGATGACCGCAGCTGCCATGACCATTTCTGATGCTGGTCAATGCGGTCAGCTGCGAAGTTTGCGATGCCTTGCTGATTCGCAACTGTGGCAATCTCGAACACTTCGTTCAAGCACTCAAGTACTTTCTCGTTCGCATCAAGAAGATACGCTGACATCGCAGCTGGCTTAGCTTCAATGAGCGGGGGATCACCAAGCTCACGCGAAGAGATAAAGTCGGTCATCCTGAATGGTGCGAACACGCCAAGCTTTCGGATGTTCTCTGCCCAGCCATCAATGCTTCCCCACACGTCTTCGTAGATCTCTCCAAAGAACTCGTGATACTCACTGAAGTCTTTGCCCTCCACGTTCCAATGGAAGCCATGAGCAGTTGTGTAGAGAGTAAACGTGTCAGCGAGCACAGTGTGAAGCTGCTTCACTAACGCAGTTGCTGGGTCAGCGTACTCTGCTTCCTCAGAATGGTTCTCCACGCTCTCCCCAACTTCATGGGCGATTGCGCGGATTGCCCCAATCGGGCTATCGTCTCTAAATCTCCAGCTCACTCAATAGACTTTAGCCGCTACGAAGCTGCCCGAGTGTGCCTCCTGGGTGGTGGTTAGCGAGATCGGACGAGTCTACTCCACGTAAGTAAGCAACACCGACTGCTATCGCGTCTGCGACGGCAGAAGCAGTCACGAACGAAGTCGTTGGAATACTCTCCCAAGCTTCGTTATGCGGCGTGTACCCAGTCACAACTTCGTCGCTGAATGACTTGCTGCCAGTCGGCGCTCCAACGATTGCGACAACTTTACATTCGCGCTCCACAGCGAGTGATGCAAGCGCGTGAACTTCAGACGTTGTGCCGCTCGCTGACACGCACACAAGCACAGACCCTGGCTCCATCGCTCCGATGTCGCCATGAACCGCTTCGACTGGATGAAGGAAGTGTGCTGGCCTGCCAACTGAAGCAAGCAAGACAGCCATCCGCTGCGCAATGATCCCAGACTTTCCCACACCAGAAGTCCAGATGGTTCTCGCGTTGCATAGGAGCGAAGCGACCCGCTCAATAGAGTCGTGAATGTCTTTGTTGTTCGCAAGCTCGCTTAGAGCACTGGCTTCTGCGCTGAGCACAGTCTTTGTCGGCCAAGCTGTCACGGTCGTATTCCCGCGATGGCTGCTTGCTCAGCTCCTGCCAAGAAGAGAGCAACAGCTTGGTCGCCGTCGTGCAGTGGGGCGCCGGACAGCAGCACCCACGCAACAAGAAGAGATGTGGTTGTGTCGCGTCCGCCCATCTCTTCGTAGAGAACTTCTGTGTCCTCTTCTCTACTCGGCCAGATGTCAAGTGTTCGGCTAGTGCCGCTGCCCGACACGCTGAATAAGTCGTGTGCGATGGCTGAGAATATTGGTGAGTACAAGATCTTCGCAACGTCATACCGAATGTCGCCAATAGCACCTACACCACCCCACGAGCCACGCGGGTCAAGCAACTTGAAAGTAGATGTCTTAACGTCCCACAAGATGTTCGTAAAGTTTGGGTCGCCGTGTATCGTTCCCCATTTAACCGTTGGGACTAGGAGTTCACGGGCAGCAGATCTAACTTCCTCAATGAGTCGTGCGCCAGAGTACGCTCTTCTTCCGTTCACCTCTATGACATCGCTAAGCGGAGCGATCTCGTCAAGTAAGCTACTACTCTTGTACCTCTCCGCAAGGTTCTCATCGTACATCTTAAGAGCTTGCTCCTGTGTCCCAGATGCTTCGCTGCCAGCGCACTCCCAGTGGTATCGCTTGAGCTGGTGTCTTAGAGTAGAAGCAATGTGGCTCCACATGTTCGGGCTAGGCGGCGAGTACAGCCAGAGACTCGCAAGAGTCGGCGACGAGATGTACTCCATCGTGTACGAGTTGTCGTTTGCTTCAAAGACTCGTGGGTAGAGATGAGGAGCGCACGGCGGGTCAGCGACAATCTTCGCCTCGTCTCTAACTCTTCCAGTCTTCACAAGTAGTCCGCGATCGTCAAGAGTAAGTTCGTTGAACGATCGGCTGATGAACACTGTGTGCTGTGCGCGGGATAGCGCTGCGATGTCGCCGACGTCGAGCCAATCACCGTCGTACACCTGCACAGCTTGCGCGCCAATCCGAGATAAGAACGGTGCCATTCCAACTTCGCATGCTGTGCATTCTGACGCAGCGATCGTCTTAAGCGCAGACGACTGTGCGTCAGTAGTCGTGGCAAAGTGGTAAGCGCCGACCGCAACTTCGTCTCCTGGCTCGACTTCAGCGTCTACCCAAAAGTCGTGGAAGAGAGCACAGAACTGTCGGGCAGACGGCGCGGGAGAAACTGCGACGGAGTCGCCGCTAAGTGGGATGCTCCTCGTTGACTTCAAGTATGTGTCAGCGAACAAGACAATGAGTGAGGCGTCTCCATCGTCGAATGTTGCGTGCGTGATAGCGTCCACGGGTCCTCGAGCGGATGGCTGCTCGTCCACAGTCACTCCTGGGATCCCAACCTGCTCAACGATTGCTTTCACCTGTGCTGCTTGGCTTGGCGACACAACGACACGAATCTCAGTGCATCCAACTGAGCGAAGTTGTTGGACTTGGTGCACAAGCATTGGCTTCTCGCCAACCTGCACCAAGCACTTGGAGAGTCCTTGCGCCGCAGGACCAAGCCTCGTCGCCAACCCACCGCTGAGAATCAAGCCGTTCATTTAAGTCCGGTGCGCTCAGCAATCGTGTTCATGCACAGCTGAAGAGACACGGCTTTCTTGTAGAGACTGCGCTGCATCTCTGTGAGCCAGGTGTACGTTTCTTCGCTGTCACGCACAGCTGCCACTCGTGACGCAAGCTCTTCAGGCGTCCGAACGCGAAGCCACCGCGCAAGATGCTCAAGGTCGCTGTCTTGAACGATGCCTGCTTCAACCTGCTCAAGCGTCGGAATGATGTGGCCTTGCGAGTCGTAGTCAGGGTGGAAGAAGCACACAGCGCCAAGTGCAAACGATTCCCATGGCTTTGTCGTTGCCCACTTAGAGCCAGACGATGGTGTCGTGAATGTTGACTTCACCATGCCCAAGATCCCGGGGACGTCAGCATGGTGGATGGGGTCAATCGCTTCAAGACCAAGTTTCTGGAGACCGGTCTCTGACCACTTGCCCGCCATTAGCACTGGCTTAAGCGGCATCACCCAATCTGCGACGATGTCAGCTCTGTTGAGTTTCACGTATGAACGAGCTTCGTTCACCAAGATGCCGAAATGATGGCGGTCGTTGAAGCCTGCGCCAGCGCCGTCCCACGCGTCGGGTATGCCAACGATCTCAAGCTGGGAGTAGATGTAGCGATGCTCAGCCATCCAGACACCAGGAAGATCCGGGTCCCACTCAGCAGGCCAACCGTCTGGGTCTTGTGGGTCTTCCCAGCGGTAATGTCTCTGCTTGCGCGACCACTCGTACTGACCAAGCATTGGCTGCTGCAGAGGCCATTTCAGATCTCTCGCCTTTATGTAGTTGCGTGGGTCAGGATGAAGCCACACTTCTTCTCGCGATGGGTCTGCGTCACGCCACTTGTTGATCCCGCGAACGATCGGTGCAGAGTACCGGAGGAATGCTTCTTGTGGCGACGTGACGTCGTTGCTGCCATTCGTCTTTCGTATTGGCTGGTTGGAAGTCCCGTGCTGGCCCGCCCACACAACGATGGCGTCAAGATCTTCGTAATGCTGAGCGACGTCATCAGCTGCTTCGTTCCAATCCTTTGTCTTCTTAAGCTCTGGGACGGTGACGTTCTTCTCGACTGCTGCGTTCTCGCCGCCGCCGTGGCGCCCGACGATAACGAACTCATCGTTTGGGTACGTTCGCGCAAGTCTATTCAAGAGCAGGAGTGGCTCGTTGTCCCCGCCGACCGGTCCCCACTTGTCCGGGTCAAGCAGCATTGAGCGACCAAGCTTTGCGTATCCAACCTTCATGGAGAGATCTTATCGAATCACGCCGGGGATTATGCGGCAGAACAACACAAGCCCGCGTGAGCGGGCTTGTGTCTGTTGCTTGCCGCCGGAGAAAGCAGCAGTCCGACGGCGGTTAGTCAAACATAACGATTATACTCAGTCAGAACGAGAAGATCTTGCCGATGCGACCCTTCCTCGCTCCTGCATCTGTGTACTCGCACGCGATCGCCAGAGCCATCACTGAGTCCTGAACAATGTTGTCGTCAGGAATCTGATACCCACGCAACTCTACGTCAAGCTGTGGGTAGTGCTTGTCGGAGTAAGCAAGTTGGTGCTTCTCCACGAGGAACTGAAGCTTGTCTATGATGCGCGCCTTACTTGGCTTCGTTGTCTTAAAGAGTGTCACTTCACGCTCTGGGATCTCGAGGTTCTCAGCGACTGCTTCGCCAGCAGCGTTAGCTTCAATGGCAAGTACGCCTGGGTACTCGTCGTGCATCTGCTCGATGACGCGTTGGAGTTCTGGGTATGGGACTCCGCGGAGTCTCTTGTACTCGACGACGTTCACGGGACTTGACTGGTCGGTGACATCAATGGCAATGATCACAGCTGCGTCGTGGTGACGACCAACATCACATGCCACAACGTACTTGTGCTCCTCTACCGGTGACATTGGGCCGGTGCCTTGCGACGAACACACGTCCAAGTCTCCAGCCTTGAACTTAAACACTCCGCCGCCGAAGAGAGCGTCTTTCCACGACATCGCGTACTCTCGACGAAACTGCTCCTCAGTCATTGCTTTCTTCTTGTCTTCAAGCCACTTCATGTCTCGGTCTGGTCGCTGAAGCGCGTCAATAAAGATAGGAGCAACGTCAGTGTCTCCTGCCATGCACCGACGCCAGAACATTGCTGGGAAGTTGTTCGGGCCCATGCCGGTTGTGATGATGTGGCATGTCCCAGCCATTGACGGCTCGACTGCCTGCCACACACGAGCTGGGTTGCCCATCCGCGCCCACTCATCTACATGGCCGTGCGTGCACGTTGCTTCAACCGCGGTGTCTTCGTCTGCCGGGTACGCAACGACAAGTCTCTCATCGTCTTCACCTGCGATGAGAGAGAACTCATGCGATGTGTTCACGCCGACCGGAAGCGTAAGCCAGGGCGGGAGTCGCTTAAGCCCGTACTTGACGCCATTCAAGAGTTCCACAGCTGCGTGGTCGCGACGCGAGAACAAGTGTATGCGTTCGTTCGTCCCACGAAACCTAGCGCACCATGCGTCGTATGCTGTTGCGATCGTTGTGTATCCAAGCTTCCTTGCTTTCAGCGCGAAGAGCTTCTCGTTGCTCTCCACGGCGTCGCAGAACTGCTGCTGCCCAGACCATAACTCGTTGCCAAGCTTTCGCTGCGTGCCCGTTCTTGAGTCGATGAAACTCCAATACTTCAAGAAGTGACGGAAGTCGGTGGCGCACATGACGAGTTCTTGAGTCTTACGTTCATCGCGCTGAATGTCTGCGGCGTAAAGCGGGTGTACGGGTATGCGAAGCTCAGTCAATCTGCTTGCCCGTTGTCTCAGCAACCACAGCAGCTGCTTTCGCGCGCGGGTCTCCACGGACTTCGTCTGCGCCTTGAACGACAATGACTGCTGCTTGAGCGGACCCAGGACTTGCTCCTTGCGAGTCTTGCGTCGTGCTAGCGAACGCAGCCTCTCCAAGCGCTTGTAGTAGCATCTCTGCTGCTCGCAGCCGTATCGTCCAGGCTGGGTCTCCGTCCTTTGTCTCAGCCTCGAGAGCGTCTCTGAGCTGGTCAATAGAGGCGCGCGCTCCATCTACGATGTCAACGCGCACACGGCGAAGTAGCGGTTCCATCTCCTGTGACACACGGGTGCTGAGTTCGCTTACTTGCTCGCGGTATGGTTCCATCTGGCGCCAGCGAGCCAAAGATGACTCACTGATGCCAACTGCCTTTGCTGTCTCTTCGCGCGAGAATCCTTGCGCGTCCAGTACCGCGGCCTGCTGCTGTTGTGGTGTTAGAAGTTCTCCCATGACTGTGCTTGCTCGATTACGTCCTCGTATCTAACTCTATCTTTAGACGCGTGTACCGCGAGCCAGTCAGTCTTGTCGCCCACAAGAGAGCAGGTGCTCATGAGATCGTCGAAGTAGATTCCGCGTGGAGCAACTTCGTTAAGCATTGTTGGGCGAAGCTGAGGGGCGACGCGGGAAGCACGGAACGTGACGCAGTCTGCGACGCCAACTGCTCGGAGAGCAATCCCAAGAGAGTCCTGGCATGAGCTTGTGATGACGCCGACTTCCCAACCAATGTTGAAGAGATCGCGGACTGCTTGAGCAGCAGGAAGCGCGTGAAGCACGGCGTGAGATAGGAGGTCGATGTACTTCTGAGCTTTCGCGTCGTGTATCATCGCAGCACGCTCAGCTCCAACCTTGTCTGGGAGCCACACGTGCCACGGCTTGCCGAAGAAGTCATCGGGCGGAGTCACGCCGGACATGACATACGCTTCGCGTGCGTATGCCTCTGTGTCGACGATTGTTCCGTCTAAGTCGAAGATTGCGTTCACTTTGATGCACTCAGTTCGTCATCTGCGGCTTTGCGACTTGTGTACTGGTTAGAATCCCCACGGTAAAGTGGCCACGGGAGTTCTTCGTCCTCCCGGATTCTTAGCAATAGACACAAGCGGCGTCCTTGGTGTCTGTCGTGCAGCTCCTTAGGATGACCGCAGGCAGAGCACCAGCGCGCCATTATTCGAACTTCCTGCCGTCTGGAAGCAGCAGTCTGCCAGCAACGTACACGGCGGGGGCGAGCGCAAAGTCGTTGTCTCCCCATACGTGGCCGTAAACGAATCCCTGCTGCCAGTCAGGTTCAGATGTGTACCCCAAGCCGTCTTCAATCGAAGCCATCGTCCCTGCTTGCACAGCAACGCGAACGTCAATCGGGTCATGCTTAGTGCGGTAAGTAAACTGCAGACGATGTGAGTGTCCTTGCACCTGAGAGTTGGAGTGTTTAGAGAGCATGGTGTCGCCTGCACTCTTTGACGTGACGTACCCGTGGCGAGCAGTCAAAGACTTCGTGACAGGGAACTTTGCTCGCTCCCAGTTAGAATCACCGTCGCCAGCCATCTCGACTCCAAGTTCCTCTAAGCGCCACAAGCGGCGTAGTGAATAAGACGACACCTGCTCCTCAAACGCAGGGCCAACGCCACGGAGCTCGGGTGCTTTGTCGAACACATAGTGCTCAACGCGAGCGTCGTGGTTTCCTGGGAGCATCACAACACGCGTGGTCGGAGATGAAGCGCGGTAGTCGCTAAGAACTTCGAACACAGCACGGTTGCATTCAATCACTGACTGCCTGAAGCCGTCAGTCTCGCGGTGACGAGACACGGTTGAGTAGTCAGCGATGTCGCCAAGCAGCACAAGCAGGTCGGGCTTCTCGTCCGCAAGGAAGTCGCAGAACAAGCGATGAAGCTTCTTGTCGTGGTGCGGGCAATGTTGGTCGCCAGCCAAGACCACTGACCTATCACCTTTAAGTGGAGCAGTTGGCTCCGGCGGAGGAGTCCAAGCGGCTGGGTCAACCGGCGCGATGAGGAGTTCAGTTGGGACGACGTCAACTCGCAACTGCGGCTGTGGTGGGTCACCCCACTGATTCGCTCTGACGCGAACGATCTTCCAGTCTTCGATGTCCAAGCCAAACTTAGCGAGCAACTCTTCTGGAGATGATACCGCGCCAAGCGGACTCGTCAGAGTAGCAGACCCATCGTCGTTGTCAGTCCGACCTTCGCCGCTGCGAACGTTCTCCCAGCGCGATTGCACTGACGAACGAGGCGCGCCCGAGAGGCGGGCTGCCTCAGAGACTGACGTGGCGGTACCGTTCTGAAGTAGCTCAACTGCTTGGTCAACCTTTGGGTTCGTAGATGAAGCCATGTGTTTACCTTAGCTTCTCACGGGCTTCTTAGTGCGGTCAACGAGATGCGAGACTTCCGTTGGCCACTTCTTATAAGCCTGTGTTGAGTCGTGTATGTACTCGTTGTCGCCAATCTTCTCGCCTTGCTGGCCTGGGTCGCCGTCAAGCGCTCTCCCAAACCATCCGCTCACCCAACGCCCAGACTCGACCGGGCAACACTTTCCGATGAGCATTGACGACTTGTTCACATGGCCCGATGGCCACTGCCACTCGTCTGGGTACCCCATGAGACGAGCGAGTTCTCGGATTGTGAAGAGACGATCTTCTTTGTAGTGAACGAATCCGTGCACGCCGCCGCCTGTGAGGACGTACCCAGGACGGTCAGGGTCTACGCGACGGGGCCATGACCAGCCACGGACATCATTCTTCTCGTGGTCCCACTTGTCTTTCAGCGACGGCGGAATCTTCCCGTACCGCTTAAGTGCTTGGTGGATTGTCTCGCCAGGCTCCCAATGCTCGACGAGATCGCCAAGCACTCGTGAAAGTCTCGTTGGACCTTCAGCGATTGTCTGGTGATCGCCCACCATGCCGTCGCTACGAAGCTTTGGCCTCGCCCAGTCAGATGGCTTGCGCTTGAGCTTCTGGTCTTCCCACTGAAGTTCGAGACCGATGAGGTCGTCAATCGCGTCGCGGTATGTGACTACCTTGCGCGGCTCTGGGTCGTCAACACCGAACGGAATCCGGTGAAGCACCAAGTAGTAGCGGTGGCGCATCTGCGCAGATCCGACTGACGATCCACTCATCAAGACGTGTGTCATGTCGTATGTCTGGCCAGTTGCGTCGCTCAAGTTCTTTCGCAGCGTCTGCATCAGTGACCGCCCTTGCTTGTAAGCGCCCTGAACCGACTCGAGCGATACAATGAGAGGGCCGTCTTTGCCGTCGGGACCGGTGCATCGTCCCGCATACGAGATAAGATCTTTCATGCATTGGTTTATCGCGGAGTCAGGGCCACGAGAGTTCTCGCCTTTGGAGATGTTCATCAGTGAGAATCCTGAGCACGGGGGTGTGCCGCACAGCAGAGCGACGTCTTCTTGTGGCGTCCAAGACTCAACGGGACCGACTTCCTGCTCCCACTCACTTCCGATGATTGCGCGGTTGTCGTCCATCGTCTGGTCGCCGAAGCCACCGGGCAGTGATGCGCGATGAATCAAGTCAAACTTGCCAGTCTGAACAGTGGCGAGAGACCACGCCCCTGCTAGTCCTTGGCAGTCAACGAACTTGTACTTACTCACCGTATCGTCCTCCTGGTTTCTGTCTGTCTGAGTTTACTTGCTGCTTGCGACCAAACCGCTCACGCAGTTCGTCGTCGTTGCATCCTGCTGCGATAAGAATGTTGAAGACGAAGTGTAAGACATCTACACACTCCTCCTTCACTGCTTCTTTGTCCTTCATGCCGCTCTTCTTTGACCAAGGCTTCCACTCAACCTCGTGTAGTGCTTCGTGCAACTCATCGGTCGCAGCGAGGACATTCCACCGCACGTACTCGCTCTGCTCGTCTGGCGTAAGATCGTTCGGGTCTACGCCAAAAGCTTCGCGTTGAAGCTCAAGCTGGTCAGCCAGCGGCCGCCACTCGCCTCCCATTTAGAAGGCGGGCGGCGGAGTGTCAGGAATGGCGGGCGCCGACGGCGCTACACCGTTCTCGCTCGGTGCTGCAGACTCAGCGGGTGCTGGTTCCTCAGCGGCCGGCATGGCCGGTGCCTCAGGCATCGCGGGCGCAGCAGGCGCGGGAGGCGCAGCAGGCGCGGGAGCAGGGGCAGATGCAGTTGGCATGGGAGCACTTCCGTTCCCGATGCTGACGAGCTTAATGCCGCCGATCGGAATGTCGTTCCGTGCTTCGCCTTGCCACTCACGGTTGTTCACCTTGAGCATGACGACTCGTCCGACCATTGCGTTCGCAACTTCGTCGAGCGAGTTGGCAGCAGCGAAGAACTCTTCGTCAAGACCGAAGCCCTTCATCTGCCTGAAGAAGATCGACCGCGCAGCCTCAGACAGCGTGAACTGCCCCGCCAAGAATCGCTTCCCAGCGTATGGACCGCTCGTGATCTTGAAGGTCGGGAGGATCCCTGCGTTGCCGCTCTTTGCGGTCCGCACAGTTGCGGAGATGACCTCTGCCTCGTACTCCTGGCCGGGGTCTAGAACGACAAGCTCGTCGTCCTGCTGATACTGCTGAAACAACTCTTGTAGATTCACACTACTCACTATTCACTCCTTTGTTAAGTCGCTGATATAAGTCAGCGATGCTTGGGTTCTTGATGACTGGTCCGCCCAGTCTCCCTGTGCCGTCCTTTGCCACTGCTTGTGGCGCTGGCTGGACAAGAAGAGTTCGCACCATGTCTTGTGTTCCTGAGTCAAACTGTGTGTAAAGGTACCCGACGACGTCCATGAAGTAGGGCACAGTTGTCCTTAGCTGTCCCTGGAGCAGTGGACGCCTAATGCCGCCATCGTCAATGCTGCCGACAACGAAGACAATGACATCTACAGTGTTCGATGGAGACAGCACAAGGTCACGGTAGTTGCGGATGAGTGACTCAAGACGACGAAGCACCTCGCCCCAGTCTTGCTGGTTAAGCTGCTCCATTCCTGCGACTTTGTCTATGAGTCGCTTCTGGACTTCCATCAGCGAGTCGATGACCACAGACTTGAACGGGTGCTGCCCAGACTGAAGCCACTGAAAGACCCGTGCCATTGAATCGAAGTCGTAGATGGGGGCGATGCAAGTCTCCCACTCTCCTGCCTCTGGTGGCGCGTCCTTCATCGGATCCCACTGAACCTTTGGCTCTGAAGGCGTGTAGTGAGCGCGTCCTTCAGAGTCAAGAATGAGGCGAGGAGTTGGAGCAGTGTCGCCAAGCCAACTCTTTCCGGTTCCTGACTCACCATGGACGAGCATTGTGAGCGGTGTTGTCATATGTATAAATGTACTCCTTCTCTCACGGTGTTATGCGGCATTGGGCCCAGACGACTCGTAGCGAGCAAGCGGGTCCCCGGTTTCGTATAAGTCGTTCAACGCTGCTTCAACATCTGACCCATCGTCGAACATAGGGCAGATCTTCCTGAACTCGCAGTCCCAGCGGCAGTCGCGTCCTGGGTTTGGGTACACAACGTAATGGTGTTCGTCACCGCGGTCAAGTTTCTCGTGCGCTTCTAAGATGTCGCGTGCGTGCGCAACGACGTGCTTCCAATGGTTACGCAACTCATTTTCGTTGTGCCGCACTTCCTCGCGTCCGTAGAATGGCGGCTTTGCGCGTGCTGACCGCTTAACCTTGCGGAGCATGTTGTAGATGACGCCCTGTGCGCGATGAGTCTCCTCGCCCTCTTCTTTCAGTTTCAAGAACTCGACGAGGTGCTCGGTCAGCAACTGGGTGTCAAGTTGAAGCGTCTCAAGGTTCTGGTCGAGTGACGCAACGGTCTTGGTCTCCAACGCGAGGCGAGCACCGTCAGTCTTCCGCTCCATCCGCGCGTCAATCTTGGAGAGTAGTGTGACTCCAGGGAAGAGTTCTATCTCCATCTCAGACTCGGGCTCAATGCACATAAGGTCAGAATCAGCACCCGTCTCCTCAAGCCACTGAAGGTATCCTTCCATCATGATGGTGCAGAGTTCGCCTTCTGCTTCAATGTCTGCTTCGTGGTCTGGGTTGTTGGAGATGTCAGTTGCCACAGACTTCTGGATGAACTCAAGCGGGTCTTCTCGCTTTGCGACGTCGGGTTCGTAGTAAGCAGCAAGTGCGTCGTGTACTCGAGTCCCGATGGAGAGAGGGCGGTTGAAGTCGATGCCGGTCGGACGGTACCCGCGGTAATAGGAGAGCCACCACTTGCGGCGGCACCGTCTCCACGTCCGCATCTCAGAGTTTGTTAAGCGAAGAGTCTTAGAGGTCATCGTCGCCTGCCAGCACTGACGCAAGAGCAGCATAGCCGCTCATGTCAGTTGCGGAGTCGCGGTGGTATCCTTCACGCATCCGCATTGCTTTCAAGATCGCCATCATCACAGCGACGTCAACATCTGTCACCTCAGCACCGAGGTAAGCAGTCCACCCGGCAGCAATGCGACCAAAGTTCTCTCTTGGGTGCCCGTAGTGCTTGAGTCTTTCGCCGTGGATGAGGTCGTTGGCCTCCTCGAGCACAGTCTTCTTCACTTTACGATGTGTTTCTTTACCCACTGTGTCACCTCGCTCCAACGGTCGAATGGTCGAATAAGTCCATCGCTACTGAAATGTAGCTCTTCGTTCCAAGTGCGGCGCGGCAAGTGAACCGTCACGCCGAGGTTCCCTGCCAGCCCTTCAGCGTAAGAAGGGTTGTCCTCAACGTATGTGGCGCAGCGAGGCATGATCTCGTGCTTGTGAGAGCCAGGCGGCACATGCACAACTGTGTGCGGAAGAAGTTCTTGGTCGGCAAGCCAGCGGAGAGTCGCTGGAGTGACGTCTCTTGGACGCTTTGTCACGATGACAATGTTCGCACTGTCTTGAAGTTCGCGCACTGCGCCAATCCCGTCTGGGAATGAAGAGCCGTCTTCAAAGAGACGCTGTCGTGCTCCTCGAGACGACCAGAGCCACTTCCAATCCTTCTCTGTAATCTGGTCGCGGATCTGGTCCCAGTACTGAGACGGGTCGCTGGGGATGATTACACCGCGGTTCTGCAGAAGTTCGCGCGCAGTAGCATCCCAGTTATAGAGGCACCCGTCGAGATCCACGCCTACGAACGGTTTCATTGGTCGAGCCACTTGCGTAGCATCTCCTTATCGCGAACGACTTCTTGGAGCCGGCCCTTCTTCTCTTCGTAAGCACGGTGCACTCCTTCTTCGCACGTGTCTTCCGTGATTATGTCGATGATTCTTACTGGCCGCTCCTGGCCGTGGCGGTGCAGGCGGTCTTCTGCCTGTGCGTTCTTTAGCGCGGAGTAAGATCGTTGGAGAAAGACGGCGATGCTTGATGCCGTAAGAGTTAGCCCTTCGCCGCCAGCACCAAGAGTAACGAGTAGATGCTGCACGTCTCCGCCCTGAAACCGCTTACGGTTGAAGTCGCGGTCAGCTTGTGAGACTGCACCGGTGATCTGCGCGACCTGAAGGTCTTCTCCCGCCATGCGGGCAGCAGCAAGCTCGATGAGTTGACGCGACTCAGCAAACACAACAAGTTGCTCGTCGCCAACTTCTTCGACGAGGTCCATGAGTGCGTCAATCTTACACGATGGTTCTTGAAGACGCATCTGCCCATCGTCGTTAATGTCTCCATACGCTGCCGCAAACTGTAAAAGTCTAGTGAGGCGAGTGAGTGGGTTCGTTGCCATAAGCACGCCGCTGTCCAACTCAGCAAGCATGTCTTCACTCAACTGCTTGTATGCTTTCGCTTGCTTCGTTCCCATCTGCGCCCACCTTGTCTCAGGCGGCATCTTTGGCGGAAGCTGTGAGAGAGCAATCTCTTTCGGGCGACGGAGAAACCTTGGGTCAAGTATCTTGAAGAGTTCTTCGCGCATCTCGCCGCGGATGCCGACGACGTCCATGAAGCCGAATGCGTTCCACGACTGCTGCGCATACCGCTCGATGAATGAGTTCTTTGACGGCCACTCGTCTGGGTCAACGAAGTGCATGATGGACCATAGGTCGTTGGGAGCGTTCGCAATCGGAGTTCCTGTGAGTGCGAATCGGTACTCAGCTTGCTTGCCAATCGCCCACAGTGCTCGGGTTTGCTTTGCCTTTGGAGACTTGGCACGGTGTGCTTCGTCGGCAACAACTGAGCGGATGCCAAGACGGTTGAGTTCTTTCAGTTCCTTCTCTGTGTCAGACAACTTGATGTACCCATAGCCTGCCAACTTTGAGTGACGCATCACGAGTTCCCAGTTCATAATGAACACGTCATGCTGCTCAGCAAGAGTCTTGCGCCGCTTCTGTGCCGCGCCTTCAAGAACAACGACGTCGCGGTTGGGTGCCCACTTCGCAAACTCGTCGCGCCATGTTCGCTTCATTGAAGTCGGGCAGACGATGACTGCTGGGAATGCGTCTTCTCCCAGGTTCTCAAGTGCTCTGATTGTCTGCACTGTCTTTCCCGTTCCCATCGGGTCGCATAGTGCAGCACGCTTCGCAGTGGTCAAGAACTTTACACCTGCTCGCTGGAACGGAAAGAGGTCGGGTTCAGACTGTGTGAGTTCGTCAGCGTCGTCTGACTCGCGAAGCGAGAGGCACACGTTCACGCGGTCGTTGGTCTCCGTCCAAGCCCAAGCGTTTAGTTTGTCGCCGATGGTCAAGCGGTCGCCGAAGACACCGCGCAACTGAAGACACGCAGCGTACGTAAGAGGGACGGTCCACTTCTGGTCTGCGTTGCTCCACCGCGCTCCTGGGACTTGCGTCACAAGTTCTTTGTCGCGGTACTCGCACCTAACGTGAACGCGATCTGGCTTGACTTCGTCAATGTCTGCTATGACCATCGTTTAAACCTTACTCATTAGTCGCTTTAAGTCTACGGCACGGTGTCGTGAGAGTGCGAGGAGCAGGTGTCGTTGCGCGTCGCGGCAGTGGTCTGTGCCGGGGATGTACCACCCGATCCTCTTCAACTTGTCGTCTTTAGCGAAAGACTTGGCGTCTGACGGTGGTTGAAGTTCAAAAGAGACTTCCTTAAGAGCACAGAGGTAGCGGAGGGCGCCGATGGACTCGATGGAGGCCAAGCCATCTTGTGACTTCTTAGCGGTGTGGGCGTTAATGCGAAACGATTCGCAGACAACGAGGTCTGGCGACTCCTCAAGTTGACGGTGAACGAATCCAACAGCGTCCCAAGTCGGCAAGTCAACTGACTCGATGTCATCGGTTCCTCGCCACACTGCGATCCCGGTTGTCCCGCCTGGGTCAACTGCGATGACGTGCTTCACTTGGCGTCTCCCCACGACATGACGGGTGGCGAACAGTCAATCTCTAGCGGGACGCTGAAGAGGTCTCTCTCAGGCATCACTGTCTTAATGACATTAGAGACTTCGTCCGCCTCGTCCTCTGGAACCTCAAAGATGATCTCGTCGTGCACGGGTAAGCGGATGTACTCATTAAGACCCGCTTGTGACAGTTCCACCAACTTCAACTTCAAGATGTCAGCGGTCGACGAAGACTGCACAAGATAGTTGACACCGGTGTACGCGCGCCGCGCTTCCACGGGCAAACGGCGGCCAAGACGCGTGATGACGAATCCTGTCTGCCCGCCGCTGTCCATCGCTCGTTGTCGTATGCTGTGGATGAGTTTTTCTTGGAATCTCTTAACGCCAGGGAAGAGTTCGTCGTAGCGGTGGAGAAATCGTTCAGCAACATCGGTGCTTACTCCCGCGGTCATCGCAAACTTTGTTGTGCCTGCTCCGTAGATCTTTGCGAATCCACAGTTCTTGGCGAGTTGCCGCTCTTCTGACGTCACGCTGCCAATGTCCTTGTTGTACACCTGTGCTGCAGTCCACGTGTGGAGATCTTCGTTGCGCTTGAATGCTGCGATCATTTCCTGCTCTTGCGCGTAGTGAGCCATCACGCGCAACTCAATCTGCTGAAAGTCTGCTGAGATAAGACGGTGTCCTTCGCGAGCAACGAACGCGTCACGGACAACACGCCCACGCGGGAGAGTCTGAAGCGCGGGCGATGTCACAGACATACGACCCGTCCTTGCTCCCGTTGGTCGCACTGACGGTCTCAGCACGCCGCCGACTTCAAGAGCAGCGAAGTTGCTGAAGTAAGAAGTAAGAAGTTTGTCAGCGGCACGGAACTCGCGAATCGTTTCTGCCTCGTGGATTCCTTGCACTGTTGCGACGTGGTGAAGAACATCGTCGTCAACTGAGAGGTTTCCTTTGTCGGTCTTCTTGAGCAACTGCGCGCCACGCCCGACCAGGAAGTCCCGGAGTTGCTGGTCGGACCGTGGGTTGTTAATCGGTAGTTGCGACCTGAGGTGCTCCATCTTCTGCGCAAGTTCGTTTGACTTTGCTTCGCAGTACCCAAGGTCGATGGCCATGCCTGTCAACTCCGCGTCTCGCAAGACGTGGATGCACGCCAACTCAACTTCGTAGACTTCCTTGAAGTCCTGGACCTGCGGCCATAGCTTCTCCGCCAACTGCGCGGTGATGATGGTGTCGAGTGCTCCATACGCCCAGTACCCCGGGAAGTCAACGGGTATGCTGCTCCACGTCCACCCTTGCTTTGCTTTGGCAGCAGTTAGCATCTTCTGCCCAAGCCCGGCGGACTTATCTATGTACCGCGTGCCAAGTTGCTTGAGCGCGGTTGACTTCATCGGGTCAATCAGATGAGCCATGATCATCGTGTCGTGTGCTTGCGCCTGCGGCACAATGTACCCATCGCGCTTCAAGAACTTTGCGTCAAAGAGAAGGTTGTGCGCAACCATCTTGCCGCTGTAGTCTGGGATGACTTCGCCAACGAGGCCGCCCCATTGCTCGTAAGGGATTGCCCAACCGTCGTCTGTGTCGCCAAACTGAGCAAGACGAATCTTATCTCGCCCGACGTTCAGTCCCTCGGTCTCGAGGTCGAATGCAAGCCAATCACGCCGCTGCCCAAGCCACTCTTTGAACGATAGTGCGTCGTCAAGAGTTTCGATTAGGTGAACGTCGCCTTTCACAGCTTGGACTCAGCAAGGTGGTCGTCAAGCACAGCGCGGTACCAATGCTCGGTCCGTGTCTCGTTGCTTGGTCGCTCACGAGCGTAAACCTTGTGCGCACGGTCCATCACCTCAGCATAGGACTTGGCGATGCCGTCTCCAAAGCCAACAAGCGGCGGGACAGCAACTGCTTCGTCAGGAGTGTGCAACTCAGAGATGGCTTCCTCGTCACGGTCAATGTACACATGCATTGAGTTTGCGTGGTGGTAGTAGGAGCCAACCTTCAAGCCAAGGGCGGTCGCCATCGAAAGTTGAAGTTGAGTAAACATGAAGAAGTCGTGAGCGACGCCCCACCACACATCGTTCGACCTCATCGTTGTGAAGAGTTCAAGTTTGCTTTCGCGGATCATGAACTGAAGGACGAGCGTGCACGGGAGATCGCGTGGCGTGAAGTCGCCCATGTCGTATCGCGCGTCCCAGATTGAGATGACTGCCTGTCTTGTGTCTGGGTCGTCGCGCAATCGTCGCTCCACAGCAGGCAACTGATTGCGAATGCGTGGACCGTATGCTCCGTGCAAGATCCCTGCGTCAAGGAACCGCCGGAAGTTGGAGCCGGCAGAGACCATAAGAGCAGGGTCAGCGATGCCGCCGACGAGCATGAGTGCTTCTGCTGCAGCGATTGCTGGGGAGAACTTTCGTCCGATGCCAATCGGCAACGAGTCCGCTGGGTTCTCAAGCACCACAGTCACCGCTGGGATCTCGAGGGTTCGCTCTCCGCGCGGTGATGTCTCGCGACCTTTGCTTGTGACGAGGTCCACAAGGTCAATGTAGCCTTGCCGCATGTTGTCAAGAACGATCGTTTGCATATGCTGCTCCTTCCAGGGTGGTCGTTGCTGCTGCGAACGCGATAAGTGTTGCTAAGTAGAAGCGACCTTCGCCGCGCTTAAATCGTTTCACGTAAGACGGGTGCGGTGCGGCACCGTGCGGAACACCTTGCTTCTTCAGAACTTTCTCAGCCTTCTTCCCAAGAGCAACGACTGCTGGCCGCCCAAGCAAGTTCCACAAGTCGCGGATTGCTTCTGGCTTCCCGTCCAAGTCAAGAGCGTTCACTAGTCCAATGTTCTCCCAGGCATCAGCGTCCACAAGTTCATCAAGCATAAACTCGCCTGATGTCCCAGGCATCGGGACGAAAGGCAGACCGTTCCAAGCAAGTCCATCGTCGCCGTTGCACTGCTCGCCTACGAGGAGAGCGCGCGGGCGCGGAGACCCAACGTACCGCGGCGTGATGTTAAAGATCGGCGACACGAACTCTGCCGACGCCTCTGCCACTGAAGCGATCCCGTCCATCTGGTCTTCAACTTGGCCACGGCCAAAGTTGTATGTGATGACCGGTGACGCGCACATCTCAGTAAGAGTCTCGATGAACGCGTCGTTGGCGTCGTATGCCTGCCGCTCGTCAATAGGTTCGTCGCTGTCCTGAAGAGCGGCGGATAGGTCGGTGAAGTCGCGTTGGCACAGGACGTAGGTTGTGCCACGACTCATCATAAAGAGTTCCATGTAAGCAAACTGCGACGGCGTGAAGTCGGATTCGCGGTCGAAGATCTGAGGCCACACCAGTTCGCCAACGTGGCCGCGGTCAAGTATGATTGTGTCGTGTCGTGGGTCGTAGTCAAGCATTGGCTTGATGTACTCAGCAATCGCTGGCCCGCTTGGCGGACCGCTGTGAACGACGTGCCCGTGCTCGCCAGCAAGAGCGCGAGCAAGCGTCGTCTTCCCAGTCAGGTCAACTCCTTCAAGCAAGACGGCGGTCATGCGTCTGGGTCCTTGCGCACGCACGTTGGGTCTGTCTGCTCGCTGTTGTCTTTCATGGAAGCAAGCACTCGTGACAAGTCGTTTGGGTCTGCGTCGGCGACTACATCTTGGAATGACATCTCGCGACGCAACTTAGCAAGTGCCGCTCGCTGCGCTCGCTGAACAGCGTGTGGCTGCACGCCTAGCGCAACAGCTACATCGTCGCGTGATCGCACAGGACCGTTGAAGCCAAAGCGAAGTTCAAGAACCTGCCGCTCAAGGTCGGAGAGAGTTTCCATCGCCCGCCGGAGGTCGTCGTTGCGCCCAAGGTCTAAGTTGTCTGCTGGGTTGACTGCGTCGGGATCCTCAATGATCTCGTGGAAGGGAGTACCCGATTCGCTCATCACGTTGTCAAGAGAGCGGTTGGCTTCTGGCCCATCGAACGCAGTCTCTACTTGACCAAGCGGAATGTCAAGAGCGAGCGAAATCTCGTCTGCTTCCGCGTCGGGGTGTTGGTTGAGATACCGCTTTATCTTGCGACGGTTCTCAAGGATGTAAGCAGGGACACGGATCGTGTGCGATGTGTTCTGGACGTGCCGCTGAAGTGCGTGACGAATCCACCAAGTTGCGTATGTTGAGAACTTGAAACCTTTGCGCCACTCAAACTTGTCAACCGCTTTGTGCAGCCCCATCACGCCTTCCTGAACCAGGTCCTCAAGTGTGATTGCTGCTGACACATACCTCTTCGCCATTGAGATAACGAGGCGGACGTTGTGTTCGATCATCAGTTCGCGCGCCTTGTGATCGCCTGCTTCAACTCGCTTCATCAGCGCGACCTCTTCTTCGCGCGACAAGACGTGCCGCCGCGTCGCACGCTTCATGAACAGAGCGAAACCTGGCTGGGGATCGCTCACAGGAAGAATCCTCTCACCAGTGTTGCGCGTGTTGGCGAATCAGACATGGGAGGAATGATTCGTTCATCGGTGCAGTCGTAGCGCTCTTCAAAGTACGCCTTCATGGCGCGTGACCGCCCAGGCAAGTCAGCGTCAATGCGACTCATCACGTATGGAGTCGTGAGCGAGCGGAAGCGAATGTATGTGCCGTGTCCAGCAGGATCGTTCCACACGATGCGGTGCCCGCTTGAGTCTGTGTGCGTCGCTGCCTCAAAGACTGCCGCTTCGTACTCGTTCTCTTGCGGTCGCGCCATCGCATCGTCAATCTGGCTGAGGTCAAGCGGCGGTAGGTCAGGGACGTCGTGATCGTAAGTGCGTGCGTGTTCCAAGTACGCCTCAAGCGTCTCCCAACCGGTGATGAGGCAGTCACGGTTGTATTCGGGCCGTGTTGTCGAAGTCTTTGGCATAGGCGGTAGGTCAGGCGCGGTGATGAGCCACTCATAGAACCAATGTGAGAACCGTTGGAGCGGCGCGGTCTGAAGAGTGCGAAGCGTGTCTGCTTTCTCCGACGACCGCTGTAGTCGCACGGTGATCATTCGCTCGACCTCACGCTCAAGTTGGAACACGTCCTCGCCCGCGATGACGACCGGCGCACTCATAAAGAACTCTTCAACGGTTAGGTCGGCGCGTCCACGCGAAACGATTCCCGCTTCGTAGATGGCTGTGATCGCAGAAGCAAACGCCTCAAGCGCAATCTGCGACGAGGGTGCAGACCATTCGTCAATGAAGACGGGAACGGTTGTTGTCTGTGACAGCGTACGCAAGAGCGACCACCGCGTTGCCGCTGCGAGCGACAAGCCAATGCTTGAGCCAAACATCTTGGTGATGAGGCGTGCGGTCGTTGTCTTGCCGCTGCCCGAAGAACCAGAGAGGAACAACATTGGAAAGTGCGTGACTTCGATTCGTCTTGTGGCGGCGACGAACCAAGCGAGCGTCGGCGTGATGACTGACGGGTCGTTCAACTCAAAGATTGCTCGCATCCAGTCCCAGTCGAAAGTCCCCGTGTCGTCGAAGTGAACCTTCGTCTCAATCTCTCGTGGACCGACATACCGCCACGGGAGACGGCCAATGCTGCCGCCGGGATACGCAACTGCCGCGCCTGCGTATGGGTACGCGCTTGGCGCAGGATGCATCCCCACCCGGTTTGTTTGGAAGACCTCAGGCATAAGCGCAGACTCAGCGAGCAGGAGGTCGGTCAAGATCTGGACATCCACGTCGCTGACCGTTGGGGCAAGACCACGCTTGTGCGACCAGGCGCGGAACTTGCTCGAGGAATGAAGGTCAGACAGTTGGAGAGTGTCCTCCCATGTGCGGCCAAGACTTGTCACGTTGACTTCAATCGCTGGCTGAACAAACTCGTCGCCCGGAGTCAGGTGAGCAATCGGTTTCATCGTCCACTGATTCGTCATGGGTCGCACCTGGCCGTTGTTCGCA